ATCTCAGCCGCGTACGCAACGTGCTGCTGATGTATCCCCTCCTTGGGATGAAGCACCTTCTCAGCAGGCGAGTTCTGATGAAGACGAAGATATGAGCTTCTTCAAGAAGCTAGCTTCTGACGACTAATTAACGTATACCCAACGCCTGCGTAGCTGCCTGCGCAGGCGTACTCGGTATTGGACTTACAGTAGCATTATTTCGAGCACGTGCTCTAGCTACTTGTCCATTATCGCTATTACCTCCAGCTCTATTACTTTGTGGAGCTGGAGCAGCTGCTGGAGCAGCAGAAGGTACGACAACTACGTTTGGTTGATTAGCGCCCTGAGTTATAGTTTGTGCTCTGTTATCAGGCACAGGTAAAGCCTCTGCAGGTGCAACATTATTACTTACAGGTCTGTTTATATTATTGTATTCTGAAGTAGCAGTTTCTCTTGCTTGCTGCTCAGACATACCCATCTGCATTAACTCATCTATTCTATTCTGAATAATAGGATTTTGAGTATTTGAAGCAGGTGCAGCTGCAGGGGGCTCACTAGGTACTCTTTCTGGTACGGATTGTGTAGCGTTAGTAGATACCCTATTAGCTCTATTCCGCCTATCTTCAAGATATTGATTTAATTCAGGCGGTATAGTCAAACCACCACCTGACGCACGTTCAGTGCGCTCTAGTTCTCTTAACTGAGCATTTAACCTTATACGTTCTTGTCTTTGTTCCTGAGTTTCACCTTCTTCAGGATTTTCGAGCGCTTCTTGTATATTACCTAGCTCTTCACTACTTACATTTCTGCTTTCTACCATTCGTCTAGCTGCCGTCTGGCCAGGACCCGCCCCTGCTAGCTGCCTAGGATTCATATTAGCTAGGTTGTTCAGTCTTTCTTCATCACCTTCGCGCGCAGCCTCTTCTAATTCTCGACGCCTTCTTCTGAATCGATCTAGAAAGTCCCTAAGAGTATCTGTAGCCCATCTAAAAAATCCAGTAATAGTACTAACAATACCACCTAGAATATTTTGTAAGGCTTCAGTGCCTGTATCCCACCATCTCTTTAAAGTTTCTAAAGAGGTGTTAATAATATTCTTAATAGTATCTTTATCAATTATACCAAACGTTAAATCACTACCTATACCTGCTATTAATTCTGTAACGGCAGCGCCTAATCCATTTCTTTCATACTCTTCCATTGCACCTTCAATATTAAGAGCAATTAATATAAGTGGGCCAATATAAGGTATTTTAGTAAATATAGCACGTGCAACAGTACTAACAAGGCGGCGTATTATAGCGCCTATACCAGCACCTCCAGCTCCTCCACCGAAAAGATTGCCTAATCCACCAAATAATGAGCCTATGAGGCCCATCAGACCTCCTCCACTGCCACCCTCTTCGCTTTTACCGCTTTTAGATGCAGCTTTAGTACCTTCTGTTGGAGCTATAGTATCTACTATTTTACTAACGTTGGTCTCTATCTTGGCGAGAGAACTTCTTACTGAAGACATATTAGTATTAATACTGAAAAGTAATCTCTCTACACTACCACCAGATATACCACCTGAGGCTTGCTGTGGATTAGTATTTACTTCTCTTGTAGTATTTGGATTACTGCTAGCACTAACTTCTCTTACAGCGCGTCTATCCATTGCATCAAAATCGATTAATGATGCTCCACGGCCTTCGTCTCCATTTGCAGCTCTATTAATACTACGTATAACACCTAATGGACCTAGAGCGCCGATTGCACGTGCACTTCTAGTAATAGCAGAACCCATTCTTTGCAGACGAGAAGGTCGTTGATACTCATTAGTCTGTTGGGGTGATACATCAGACTCTTCTATATCTGATTCTTCTTGCTGACTAGCTTCCCATTCTTTGACAGCTTGTATAACATCATCTGATATAAAACTACCACCAGGCTTTACTTCTTGCCCACTAGTACTTCTTATTACCGTACCGGCTCTATATCTTGGACGACCTGTACCGGAATGATTTCTAATAACCTCTAATACTTCATCAGAAATAAAACTACCACCAACCTTTACTTCTTCACCAGTACTACTTCTTATGGTAGTACCAGCTTTGAATCTAGGCCTATTGTTTAAGCTAGGTAGTGGCTTTTTAGTAGTATCTGACATTAGTTATTATTCTTTTTACTTTCTAGATAGTTAATTAATAAACCAATGTAGATATCACGCTCAAAAACTATCATATCTTCTATTTCGGATATCGAATATTTATGATGCTGAGCCAAGGCAAAGATATTAGCATAATAATACTGTAATTCAGTGTGGCTCAGCAGTACTAAAAAAAATCCTCTAACCGTGTCAATTCAATATTGACATCCTCTCCTTTTGAGTTCTTAAACGAAACTTTATGCTTAAGAGTAGGTATATTTTTAAAGAATGATTCTACCTTGGCAAAGGACTCAACACTAAGACTTTCCATGAAGTCAGATAACTCATTTTCAGAATAATCCGAAACATTATATGTCTCTTCGGAATCAAAAATATAATCAATACTGTTTCTAATTACATCAAAACTAACATCTACTACATTAATATTCTCTTGCGATGTACTAGGTAGATTTTTTGTCATACTAAGTGTGGGCATTTTAAATGTTATACCCAGATTATCACTAAGCATTACTTTCGGGTTAAAACTATCAGGTATTTCTATTTTTATTTTAGAAACGTCAATTTCAACATCATGAGTTATTTTTCTATCATAGGTATCATAGTACTTCAAATTAATTGTACTACCTATTGATCTTGCTCTAATATTGATAAAAATATACTCAAACTCTACTAATGGAATACTCCAGATATCAATATTAGTATCTACGAGGCAGTTGTTAACAACTGCTGCTACGTTATTGATAATATCCTCATATTCTTTACTTTCTTTAGCAAGTAAGAGCATTTTTTCCTCTCTAACTACCATCGGCCTGTATTTGATGGTTTTCTTAGATAAAGGCAAAAATAGAGAAAATATAGGTTGTTGAATCTTGGGTAGCATAATATTTCACCTTAAAAATATTAACCTGAAATGTACCTCACAACAGATGAGGCGTTACGAACTGTATTAAAGATATCAGCAATGCCTGTTGGCTGCCTCAGTAAGCTACTTAGCGTCGTAGCTGCAGTTCCAATTCGTATGAGTGCACTACCTAATGATAAATTACGGAGCGAATTTCTATCAATAGTGGCAGGTGTTAGGTAATTGGACGTCCAACTTTTATATGCTATAGCAACATCTAGTATTGCTAGCTGATCACTTGAACCCCAATCTAATCTTACCTGCCCTACATTGACAGGGAAGGCTTCATGCAATTTAACATGTAGTACACGTGCAGATGCTGAATCAAAAACGTAAATATCAATAGTAGTCGCATACTCTTCCATATACGAGACTTCACCGTAAAACGCACCACTAGTAGATCTAGGGCCTGTTGCGTTTACGTCAAAATTGATAATTTTTTGAATCCATTTAGTAAAGAAATCCAATGCAACACTGGTATTATCCATATAGTATTGCATTTGTATGTTTTCAAAAGTAGGGCGTAAAGGTCTAGGCTGTGCTATACCGTAACCATAATGAGGTACAGATGCTGTTACAATTTGCATACCAGGAATTGCTGATCCTGAGCATATAAAAGGTAATATTTTTCCAAAATTATTAAATTCTCTTGTCTCACTAGTCGCACTTCGTAGCCATTTTGGTGGAGTAATATAAACCATAAAGTGCGATGGATTAATAAACCCTGATAGTTTTGCTGTAGTGGAAATAAAAGCTTTGAGATCAAAGCCTTCAGCTGCTCGAGGATTTCTATTATTAAAACTGTTAAGAACGCCACCTAACTGAGTTAGTAGCGCACCACCAATAGCTACTCTGTTACGTGAATTTAAACCGCTATTGAAAGTACTCTGAGCAGTACCCGCAATACCAGCAACCGCGCCTGCGCGCGTTAAATTCTGTGCTGATAGAATATCTGAAATAGTCTGTGACATTAAGTAAACCTATAGGGTAATATATTTATATTAGAACTTGATACCTAATTCCTTTTCTGTTAGAATAAGAAACTTCCACTTTCTATCGAGACAGAACTGATAAGCCGCTTTCCATTTTGCTTCGTTTATCGAATAAGTAATTGCTTCTGAAATAAACTGCTTATTCTTCTTACCTTTAAGTATTGGTTCTCTCGTTTGTTTACTAGGTTTAATCTCAACCATTAAAACATCCAGGGTATTATCTTTATTTTTTTTCTTTACGATAAAATCTGGAAAGTATCTATGCAATTTTCTATCAACCGGGCTGATATAAGGTATGCTAAGCTCTTCACTAGCCCATGAAATTACATCTGGATGGTCGTCTAAATATCTCATAAACTTAAACTCCCAGAGTGACCGATAAATAATATTATTACTATCTCCGAGATATTTCTGGGGATTTTTAGGTTTAAACATACCTTTGTAAGAAGAGGCCATGGCTGTACAAAATATCACTAGTGCAAGAAGTTTAATGCTACAAGCCAGGTCTAATACGACCGGGTCTCTTAATATATTAAAATTTCCTGACGACCTAGAATCTGTCCCTCATAAGATGTTAATAAACATACGCTCCTACACTCGTGCAGGTGCTGGTAGATTATCTATCCCAACCGGTTCTAACACTAAGGCAGCAATTGCTTTACCTGTACCTAGAAATGTAACAGAAAGTTATAATGTAACTTATAATAATGCCGATCTAGGTATTCTAGGTAATGCTTTGTCTAATGCTATAGACTCTGCAATTAATACAAATGAGAACCTTTTAACTACTCTTGGAAATTTTGGGCGCGATGTATTAGGGGTAGGTAGAGAATCAGGTACCCCTATAAGAAGTAGTATTCTTAATATAGGACAAGCTATAGCCTATCAAGGTGCAATTGCAGCTACGTCAACTGCTGCAGCTGCTGTAGGGCTAAGCGGTACCACAGCAGCTATTCAAGCAGGAACAGGTCTTGTATTCAACCCTCATACTACTGCTATTTTTAGTAGCGTAAACATAAGAACAATGATCTATCAATGGACACTAGCCCCTAAAACTGAAAAAGAAAGTAGAAATATTGAAGAGATTGTTCGTACTTTAAGAAACGCAATGCTTCCATATAGAGGTACAAACGAACTCTTTTTAAGATTTCCCGATCAAATCGAGTATAAAATTTTAGGTGCAGAGCCTGATTATGATATGCCTACCACACCCTGCGTAATAACAGGTATTGACTTAAACAGATCACCTCAAGGACCTGTATTCTTTGCAAAAACTGGTGCACCTGTTTTATATGGATTAACGATTAATTTATCTGAAATTCGCGCCCTTACAAGAGATGATTTTACTACTACTAACTTACCGCCTAGCAATCCAACTAATCCAGTTATTGTACCACCCGCAACCGGTAATGTTGGATTTGTCGAAGAAAATCCAAATTCATAGTAGGTAAAAATGTCACTAGAATATTTCGATAATTTTCCAGCTATTCAGTATAAGAATACAGAAGCAAAAAATCTGTTAGTTAGAGTAGGTGTACGCGAAAGTACGCTTAATAATAATATATTGTACCTTCCATTAACAATCGATGAATTTGAAAGGCCTGATACGGTATCTAACGATCTGTATAATAATAGCGCCTACGATTGGTCTATCAGACTCGTTAACAAACAAGTAGATCCATACTTTGACTGGTACCTATCAACTGAACAGTTCGAGAAATATATTGCTAAAAAGTATGGTAGTTTGAGATCAGCTCAAAATACAATTGTACATTATAAAGATGTAACTAATAGCATAATAATTAATAATACTACGTATGATTTACTTGATGCTGGAGATCAAGCTAGCTATACAGCTATTACCGCGTATGATTACGAACTAGAACTAAATGAACTTAAAAAAGTTATAAAAGTTGTTTCTCCAAGTGCTATTGAAGAGATGGCTAAAACTCTGGAAAAGAAGCTGAATGAATAATAATGATATTCTTAATGACCCATCAGCAGTCATTATTAATAAAATAGAAGTTGAGAAGTTTGACGGTTCCAAGAAACTAGACATAAAAGCACTTCTAGTATCTCTTAACCTTAATAGTAGTATGACTTTTCCTTCCGTGTTTGCATACATGCTTATAGGTGATACTAATAACATACTAGATAATGAAGACTTCTCTTTTGTTGGAGAAGAGTTTGTTACGGTTTATATTAAACAGCCTGCACTAAGTGAAACATTGCCTAGTAAAGAGTTAACTTATAAATTTGTAGTTAATAAAATCGATACAGAAATTCCTAGTGAGGATACAGGAGGTTCTCTCTTTAAGCTTGAATTAATAAGTGTTGATGCGTTTATTAACGCAGGTGCAATGAAGAGTAGAGGCTACTCAAATACTTCAACTAACATAGTTAAGACTATTCTTGAGAATGAACTTAAAACAGAAATACCACTAGTACACTTTGAGGATACTGTAGGTACAACTCAATATGCTTTTGTAGAATCAAAACCTTTTGAGAAGATCGTTATGGTAACTGCACAAGCGTATAATAATAGAGAGTACGTAACATCGACGTTTTCTTTCTATGAAAACTTTGAAGGTTATAACTTTGAGTCGTTTGAGAATATGATTCAGCGAGGAATAGAAACACCCCCTCGTAAACTAACATATAAGATGACTGTATCAAACGATAGAGAAGGCTATAACTCTATTATTGCATATTCTAACCCTCTAAGATTTCATACCAGTCTAAAAATGTCGCATGGGTACTATTCTACTAGAGTAATATCATATAATCTATTTGAGAAAAGAGCTGAAGAAGAAGCAATCATTTTACCAGAAAAACTTAAAGAAGCTACTAATAGACTAAACAATGTGGATGTTAGAAACTCAGATACCTTTATAGACAAAATAAAAGAATTGGGTAGCCTCACTTACCTTATACCATACGCTCCACCCCAGGCCTATAATAATCCTGAGCGGATAGATAATGCAAATAAAGCTTTTTTATATTCTAGCCCATTTGCTGCCTTGATGAGAGAAAATACTATTATGTTTAAAAGTTATGGAGCTCTAGATTTAGATGTAGGTAAAGCAGTAGAACTAGAATTTCCCGATACATTATCAACAGCAAATGATAATAAATCTAGTGATAAAGACCTCTCAGGTAAGTATATAATAACTGATATATCTCATGATATAAGCTTGTCTGGCAGATCTAAGTTTGAATTTTATACTAATTACGTATGTGTTAAAGAGAGTTCTCTACGTAGAGCTACTTTCTATAACAAGCAAGTTACAACAGATAGTATTAACATTAAAGCGCTACAGTAATGACCGTAAGTTTTATGGGAACACAGGGGTTTACCTGGTTCATAGGAAAAGTAGAAGACAATAATGACCCTGCTAGATTAGGCAGGATTAAGGTTAGATGTCATGGATACCACACACCTGATAAGGGTGAGCTACTGACCGAACATCTACCATGGGCTACCGTTCTGCAACCTACAAATAGTGCTGGTACTAAAGGTGGAGGTGTAGCACCAGTAGGCATCCAAATAGGTACTGAAGTTGTAGGCTTCTTCGCAGATGGCTCAGTAGCTCAATATCCGATTATATTTGGAGTATTGGGAGGAGTAAACAATACAGGCCCTCAAGGTACCCTACCAGAAGCTGCTTTAAGAGATAGACTTCAAAATCCTGACCCAGCTGAAGTTGCTGCAACTGATGTAACTCCTGGCCAGCTAGGTCTACTTACTCCAGCTCAGTTTCAAGAGTATAAAACTGTTCTAGGTCAAAGAGAATCCAATAGTAATTACTCTGCTGAAAATACCCTAGGCTATATCGGCAAGTATCAGTTCGGTATACCTGCACTATATGAAGGCGGTTATGTTAACGTTAAGTCAGCAGGTCCAGGTAGAATGAAAGAAGTATTAAATAATAATACGACCTGGACTGGAAAAAATGGTGTATCTTCCAAGCAGGCTTGGTTTAGTAATATTCCAGAACAAGAGCGTGCTTGTGACGAATACACTATTAAAAACTATAGACAGTTAATTAGACTAGGAGTTTTAACTCCTGCATCCTCTCCTAGAGTTGTTTCAGGCTATCTCGCAGTAGCACATCTTCTTGGCCCTGGAGGTGCTGCCAGATATAAAACTACCGGTACAGGTACAGACGCTTATGGTGCTTCCGGTAATCAGTATTTTAGAATCGGGTATAATAGTATTACAGATAATCAACCAAAGGTAACATAATGGCTATTAATACTAGAGATCAAATCGCTCAGGAATTACCTAATTCTAATATTACAGTAGGTATTACTGATAATACTGCAGCAGATAGTGTATATAACTATGAACAAGATACAAACAGATTAGCTCGCGGTGAAACTGTAGGTACTGTAGTAGATGTT